TTCTTTATATAACTTAAATGCTAAAGAAGGAGATTGGGCAGTAGTTATGAAGATAGATAATGATGCTGTATGGCAAGATGTAAAGAATGGTAAATATTTAGGTTTAAGTATTGAAGGTATTTTTAGTGATAAGAAGCAAGAAGATATGAGTGCTATGGAAGATGTAAATATAGAAGATATATCTGAAGAAGAGGCTTACGAAATGATACAAGACATTATAGAGCTTATGGATGAAGAGAAGTTAGCTTCTTATAGTGATTACCCACAAGCTGCTAAAAACAATGCTAAAAGAGCTATAGCTTATAAGAAAAAGAATGGTTCTAGTTGTGGTACTTCTGTAGGTTGGACTAGAGCTAGTCAATTAGCTAGTGGAGCTGCATTATCTCGTTCTACTATTGCAAGAATGGCATCATTTAAAAGACATCAACAAAACAAAGACGTACCTTACTCTGAAGGATGTGGAGGTATTATGTGGGATGCTTGGGGTGGTTCTGCTGGTGTTAACTGGGCAATATCTAAACTTAAAAAGATAGATAATGAGAGCTAAGTATTGTAAATCAAAGAATACATATACTATAAAAGACTGTAAGAATTGTAAGTGTCAATACTATTGGAAACAAGGTATTGGCTCTATACATAATAACGACCACGTATCTAATATTGTTAACGAAGATACTGAAAGGGTAGAAACACATACTGCTTCTGCAAAGACTTCTCAAGAAGGTAGTGTTACGAATATAGATACTACAAGAATTATTAATAATTAAAACTAAATTTTATGTTTAAGAACACTAGCTACAATGTTAGACCAGACAGGCATACGTCTGCCGAGATAGCATTGTTAAAGCCAGAAGAAAGTGTTATCGTTTACGACACAGATGAAAAAGTAAACAAGTTCTGGAATGGAACTTCTTGGGTAAGTGTAAATGGAGAAAGTGGTCAGTCAGGTTACTCACATACAGGAGCATTTGCAGGTAAGCCATTATCAAACAATTATGTATGGGAAGCTGGAAACGGTATTAGCTATACTCAAGCAGATGCAAATAATGAACTGTACAAAGTTCTTTCTTTAGACAGAGACGTACACTTAGCTGTAGATAATCCTTATTGGTCAATACCTACTCCAAGTGGTACAACTGACATAGGTTTATTTCAAGGTGCTAACTTACCAAAAGGTGTTAGTTCATTGTTGGATTACTCTTACGATTACGATACACAATATCCTTCATCTAGTGGAACAGGATTTGAAGGTACTACAGGTAGAATAAAATTAAACGATGCAGTTTATGGAGACCAACTAAGAGTTCGCTTTGATTTCAATATTATACCTCAGATTGCTAATACAACTGTTGAACCAGCTTTATGGTATTCTAACAGAGATGATAGTGATAACATCACGTTTACTTTTCCACTTACTACACAACCTATATTTTATGGTGGTGGTACTGTAGGAAACACATATTTAAATAGAGTAGAGATTTCTGCTTGGATAACTTCTAATGAAGATGTTAATGCTTTAACGCTACCAGCAATCAAGTCAGATAACCCTGTAATAATTCAACCTCTAGGACTTTTAATAACATTAATAAGATAATAAATGGCTATACAAATAATAAGAAATGAAGCAGGTAATTGTGTTACTTTTCAAGGCTCTTCAAATCCAGTATATTGGAACGCTTGTTTAAGTGGGGAGGTTGATTCTAGCAATAGCACCTTAATAAATATAAAGAATGATATTAGAACAATATCTGAATCTGAAACAGTATATGAGTTCTTTAATATACCATTTGCTAACTTTGAAGATGCAGACGGTAACTCGTTTACTAATGCTCAAGATTGTGCTGATTACATAACTTCTGAGTGTAATGTGTTAGGTAGTATAGGTCAACAGGTTGCATCCGATACAGATGAATTTAACTTCTTCCTAGACTCAAAAGACAATACAATAATAATGAGTACAGGAGACTACTTTCCTGTAAATACAATACACGCAGTATTAGATTCAGAGACTTTAAGTATAAGCTCTATAATAGGTTCTAAAACATATTATTCAAACATAAACCTAAGTAACGTATCTATAAGCAGTGCTGTTTTAACAGGTACAAATGCAGAAAAGATAAATACTTTAAACGCTTTGTTTCAGAACACAGGAGCTTCCACAGGTAGCATACCCTCTATAACATCTAGCTTAACTATAAGTCTTACAGAAGGAGAAACGTTAAACTATGAATTAACTGCTGACTATGGAGTTGGTTATGAATGGGACTTGTCAAGCGTTAGTGGTATTACAACAGTAGAAGGGAACTCAAGAAAATTAATAGGTGGTTCTTCTTTATCTACAGGAACATACAATATACCTGTAAAGGCAATTAACTATAATGGAGAGGATAGTGAGACTATTGTCTTAACAGTATCTACACCTCCTTTCTCAAACACAAAAAGTGTTCAGTTTAGTAATCAAGATTATGCAGGAGCTAACGCTTCATTACTAGATGGTGTTTTAGGTAGAATTGGCAGTGGTAGTGGAAGTGGCGATGCTTGGACTATATCTTTCTGGTTAAAGCCTACAAACTCATCAAGTGGTAGGGTTGTATTCTATTATGGTTCAAATGACACAACTAACGGAGGCTATGTTGAAATAAGACTAACAAGCACAAACAAGATAAGGTTACAGTACGGAAGCAATAATAACCACGTTAAAATATTAGCTCCTAATGCTTTAAGCGTTGACACTTGGCATCAAGTAACAATGACTTATGACGGTGGTACAACAGGTGCGTCAAGTGGAGATATAAACAGTTATTATTCAAGGTTTAATATTTACGTTGATGGTGTTAATCAAACAACTAACAACAGTCATTCTAACTATGGATGGAGTGGTGCTATAAGTGGTCAGAACCTAAGAATAGGTAAATTAGTTAGTGGTAATACATTAAACGGAGAAAAGATAGATGAGTTTGCAATATGGGATAGCAATCAAGGTGGTAATATATCTAGCATATACAATAGTGGCTCTACATTTGATTTATCTACATTAACAACAGAACCTAAACATTGGTGGAGAATGGGAGACGGAGATTCATATCCTTACTTGCAAGACAATGGTACTGAGGCTAGTTGCATCTTTCAAATGTACAATATGACAAGTGCGAACATAGTAACTGACACTCCGTAACTATTTGGTTATTAGTGTTATATGCTTGAATATAAAACAGTTAAAATAAAAATACGTTATATTAATATATTAAAATCAATCAATTATGAACAGTAAAGAAATTCTTACAAGCATCAAAGAATTAGTAGGTTTATCTAAGGAAGAAGCTACTAAAGAAGTTGAGGCTACAGAAGAGGTTATCTTATCTACAGAAGTAATTGCTGAAGAAGTTATCGAAGAAAAAGTTGAAGAAGTAGAGTTATCTACAGAAGAGACTAAAGAAGAGGTAGTTGAAGAAGCAGTTGAATTAGCTGAAGAAAAAGAAGAGCCTAAAAAAGAAGCTGCACCTGCAGTTGAAGCACCAGTTCAAATGAACTTTGCAACACAAGAAGAGTTATCTCAAGTTAAACAAGAGTTGTTATCTATGATTAAAGCAATGATGGAAGACAAATCTGATTATGCTGAGGCTGACGTACCTGCTAAATTATCTGCTGAAGAAAAAGAAGCTGTAGAGCTTTCTGAAGAAGTAGAAGAAGAGGTAGTACATTCTCCTGAAAGTGTAACTGAGACTAGACAGAAAAATTTTAACAATAAAGGAATGACTGCTGCCGAACGAGTGTGGTCAATGATTAATAATTAATTAAATTAAATTTAAAATTCGCTAAATTATGGCAACAAGTACAAGTATTACTACTACCTATGCTGGAGAAAGTGCTGGGAAATACATCTCGGCAGCTTTATTAGCTGGTAACACAATCGCTAACGGAGGTTTAACTATTAGACCAAACGTTAAATTTAAAGAAGTTGTAAAAAGATTAGAATTAGACGGTATCGTAAAAGACGGTACTTGTGATTTCGCTGACACTTCTACATTAACACTTACTGAAAGAATCCTTCAACCAGAAGAATTTCAAGTAAACTTAGAATTATGTAAGAAAGATTTCCGTTCTGACTGGGATGCTATCTCAATGGGATATTCTGCTTTCGATAACTTACCTTCTTCTTTCCAAGATTATTTAATTGGACACGTTGCTGCTAAAGTAGCACAGAAACAAGAAATCAATGTATGGAGAGGAGCTAACGCTACTGCTGGAGAGTATGATGGTTTTTCTACTTTATTAGCTGCTGATGCTGATTTACCTGCTTCACAAGAAGTTGCTGGTACTTCTGTAGATGCTTCTAACGTTGTAGATGAATTAGGAAAAGTTGTAGATGCTATTCCTGCTGCTTTATACGGAAGAGATGACTTAATGATTTATGTTGCTCAAAACGTATTTAGAGCTTACAAGAGAGCTTTAGGTGGTTTCCAATCTGGAGGTCAAGGAGCTGCTGGTTTCCAAGATAAAGGAAACAATCAGAATATCAATATCGAGAGCTTTGATGGTGTAAAAATCTTTATGGCTAACGGACTTGCTTCTGATACTATGATTGCTACTACTAAAGATAACTTACATTTCGGTACAGGTTTAATGTCTGACCAAAACGAAGTTAAGATTTTAGATATGGCTGACTTAGATGGTTCTCAAAACGTAAGAATCATAATGAGGTTTACTGCTGGTGTTCAGTATGGAATTGTTGAAGATATCGTAACTTACGGAATCTCTAACTCTGCTAACTAAGATTAGTATAAATAAACTAAAAGGGTAGGTTTAACTATCTGCCCTTTTTATTAACTTTTAAAAATATAATATAATGAGTTGTGATATTTCAAGAGGACGTTTAGAGCCTTGTAAAGATTCAGTTGGTGGATTAAACGCTGTTTATTTCATTAACAAAGGAGGAATAACTGCTGGTTATGACGTTACTGATACTGACGTTATTGATGACCTAGGTTCTCCTACTGCTTATAAATTTGATATTAAAGGTGGTTCTACATATACAGAAAACATTACCTCTTCAAGAGAGAATGGAACTACTACCTTTGAGCAAGTTTTAGAGCTTCAATTGACAAAATTAACTAAAGAAGACCACAAGACGGTTAAGTTATTAGCTTACGGTAGTCCTCACATTTTAATCGAAGACAATAACGGAAACGTATTTGTTGCAGGTTTAGAACACGGATTAGATGTATCTGGTGGTACTATCGTTTCTGGAGCTGCTATGGGAGATATGAGCGGATATACTTTAACATTCTCAGGAATGGAAAAGGCTCCTGCTAACTTCGTAAAAGACGGAGACTTATCTGCTGCTGGTGTATCAGTTACTGTTGGTTCTTAATAACCAATAAATCAATTATTTAAAAGCCTTGCATTATGTGAGGCTTTTTTTATTATAAAACAAAATAATTAAAAATACGTTATCTTAGTATGATAATATTACAACCAATAACAACATCTCAAACTATATCTATAATGCCTAGAGTAGACTTATCTACTGTAATAACATTATCTATTAAATTAAGAAGAGATGGAGATGCTAAGTCAGATACAATAACTGACGCAGTAGTAGGTAGTGATAATGATTTCACAACATTAGAATTCTCTAGTTCTAT